CATTTTGATAGTACACAACCCTCACCATCAGGTAGAAATAAGTATGAAGAAGTTCAAATAGATGAAAAGAAAGCACAAAAGTGCTGGCCAGGTTATGAAAAGAAAGGAACCAAAATGATGTTTGGTAAAAGATATAATAATTGTGTCAAGAAAGAAGAGTTTTCAAACTGGAGAGAGGAAGTAGGTTATGAGGATAAGGACGACTCAAAAAAGATTGAAGAAGCCAAGAGTCCTGCTTGGCAAAGAAAGGCAGGTAAGAGTGAGTCAGGTGGACTGAATAAAAAAGGTGTTGCATCATACCGTGCTGCAAATCCTGGTTCTAAATTAAAGACTGCTGTTACTACAAAACCATCTAAATTAAAGAAAGGATCAAAAGCAGCAAATCGTAGAAAGTCATTCTGTTCTAGAATGAAAGGTATGAAAAAGAAATTAACTTCTGCAAAAACTGCAAGAGATCCAGATTCAAGAATAAACAAATCACTTCGTAAGTGGAACTGCTGATAAATTATGACTGATAATGTATACCTTGGTAATCCTAATTTAAAAAGAGCAAATACTCCTCACGAATTTACAGAGGAGCAGATAATAGAGTTTGTCAAGTGTAAAGAAGATCCTGTTTACTTTGCAAGAAATTATATTAAGATTGTATCTCTTGATGAAGGATTGACACAGTTTCATCCTTATGATTTTCAGGAAAAGTTAATTAAAAACTTCCATGATAACCGTTTCAACATATGTAAGATGCCTCGGCAGACGGGTAAATCTACTACATCTGTATCGTATCTTTTACATTATGCTGTTTTTAATGATAGTACAAACATTGGTATCCTTGCTAACAAAGCAGCCACTGCCCGTGATTTATTAGGTAGATTGCAAACTGCATATGAGAATTTACCTAAATGGATGCAGCAAGGTATAATATCTTGGAATAAAGGAAGTTTGGAGTTAGAAAATGGTTCTAAAATACTCGCAGCAAGTACGTCTGCTTCTGCTGTCAGAGGTATGTCTTTCAACATTCTTTTTCTGGACGAGTTTGCCTTTGTTCCTAATCATATTGCTGAGTCATTCTTTGCCTCAGTATATCCTACTATCACTTCTGGTAAAAACACCAAAGTCATAATGGTATCTACCCCTCACGGGATGAATCATTTTTATAGATATTGGCACGATGCAGAGAGAGGAAAGAACGAATATATCCCAACAGATGTTCATTGGTCTGAAGTACCAGGTAGAGATGATGTATGGAAAGAGCAAACAATAGCAAATACATCAGAGCAACAATTCAAAGTTGAGTTTGAATGTGAGTTCTTAGGTTCAATTAACACATTGATTGCACCTTCCATATTGAGAAATATGGTATATGAAACCCCAATAACCAAGAACGCAGGTCTTGATATTTACGAAAAACCAGAGAAAGAGCATAATTATATAATTACAGTAGATGTAGCAAGAGGTATTGGAAATGATTATTCTGCATTTATTGTTTTTGACACAACTCAATTCCCATATAAAGTTGTAGCAAAGTATCGAAATAATGAAATTAAACCCATGTTATTTCCAAATGTAATACTTGATGTTGCAAAAGGATATAATAACGCATATGTATTAGTCGAAGTAAATGATATTGGAGATCAAGTTGCAAGCATACTACAATTTGACCTTGAGTATGAAAATTTACTCATGGCGTCGATGAGAGGTCGAAATGGTCAAATAGTGGGTCAGGGGTTTTCAGGAAAGAAAACACAACTTGGTGTAAGAACCACTGCTGCTGTTAAAAAACTGGGTTGCAGTAACCTGAAAACACTGATTGAAGACCATAAACTACTTACTTGTGACTATGAAATCATATCAGAATTGACTACATTCGCACAAAAACATAACTCATTTGAGGCAGAAGAGGGGTGTAATGATGACTTAGCAATGTGTCTTGTAATATTCGCATGGTTAGTACAGCAGGAATATTTCAAAGAAATGACTGATAATGATATAAGAAAGAGATTATATGAGGAGCAAAAAAACCAAATTGAACAAGACATGGCACCTTTTGGTTTTATAAACACAGGGTTAGAAGATACTACGTTTGTTGACAATGAAGGAGATGTATGGCATACTGATGAATACGGTGATCGTTCTTATATGTGGGACTACAGATGATTTCAACTTTACTTTTCAGTTCTAGTTTTCTAAACTTTGCTTTTTACATCTATGCAATAGGTTTTGTAATAGCATTAGTATTAGAACAAATTCTCAAATTTAGACCTCTATCCGTTGATACATCAATGAATGAAAGAAATATGTTCATTGTACAAACAAATAGAAAGTATTTGTGGAGACAGACATGGATAATTAATATTAACTGGTTTGCTTGTAACGTGGGACTATATTTTATATCAAAAAATATGCAACCAATAGGTGATAGATTTTGGGATGGTGTTTTATGATATGGAAAATCCATTTAAACATAGAAAATTAAAAAAGTTACTATCTAACTCATTTCCTGGTAAGAAAATAATAATAACTGACAATAAAGACGGATCACAGACTATAAGTATCACTTAGATGCATGTAGGCTACATGAAAAAGGATATTTTAATAAATAATTTCAGAAATAATCTGAGATTCGGAGAATAAAGATGCCACTAAACTTAGCATCTCCTGGAATTGTAGTTAGAGAAGTTGACTTAACCGTTGGCCGTGTTGACACAGCATCTGACAAAGTTGGTGCTATTGTTGGACCGTTTGCCAAAGGAGCAGTTGATCTTCCAATTTTGGTGGAGACAGAGCAAGATTTGTTAGACAATTTTGGAAAACCATACTCTGCTGACAAGCACTATGAGTACTGGATGACTGCATCGTCATACCTAGCATATGGTGGACCATTAAGAGTTGTTAGAGCAGATGATGATGATCTTAAAAATGCTTTTGCAGGATCAGCGTCTGATATAAAAATAAAAAGCACAGAACATTATAACGATTTAGGTTATGATGGTTCAGTAATTTCTGGAGTAACTGTTGCTGCTAGAAATCCTGGTTCATGGGCAAATGGATTAAAGGTTGCTATTATTGATGACTTAGCAGACCAAGTATTAACCTTTAGTTCATTACCAACAAATATTGCTGTTGGTTATGGTGTAACTCAAGGAATTCCAGCAAACACAGTTGTTGCTGGTTCTGGTACAACTTCACTATTAACTGGATACTTCAAAGGTATTGTTACAGAAGTTGATACAACAAACAAAAAAGTTTCGGTTAAGATACTAGAGTCAGTAACAAACGCAGGTGTTTCAACTGAGGTAGATTATCAAGCAAATGGTATTTACAAGTTTGGAAATACTGCTGTTGCAATCCATACTAATGGACAATCTTCTTCATACACAACTGGAACCCCAACTGCAAATACAGACTGGTTTGATTCACAAACAATTCAATTAACAAATTCAACGATTAATTGGAATAATGTGGCAGATAAACCTGGTACATCATCATTTGCAGAAGCAAGAAATTCAAGATTTGATGAAGTTCATGTTGTTGTTATAGATGATACTGGTGAGGTAACTGGTAATGCAGGTTCAATTCTAGAGAAGCACTTAGCACTTTCAAAAGCAAAAGATGGTGAGTATTCACTAGGTTCACCTTCATACTGGAGAAAGTATACTTACAATAATTCAGCAAATATATTTGCTGGTGGTGCACCTGCAGGTATTGTTACAACAGCATTTGATGTTGGTGGTACAGATTTTGATCTTAAAACTGATATAGGTTGGGATCAAAATGCACAAGGTATTAGATTTGCTGGTATTGGTGCTACTACATTATCACTATCTGGTGGTAAAAACTACGATGGTGGAACAGATGATGAAGCAACTGGTGCATTCCAAGTTACTTTATCTGGATTAGCAGGTGGTTATCAACTCTTTGAAGATGATAATTTAAACTCAGCAGACTTTATTCTAATGGGTTCTGGTAATCATACCAAAGAAACAGCACAGTCATTAGCAAATAAAATTATTTCTGTTGCAGAGATAAGAAAAGATGCAGTTGCATTTGTATCACCACATCGAGGTGCATTCCTCAGTGATGGTAGTGCAGGATCTGTAACTGTCTTTAATGACTCACAAATAACAGAAAATGTTATCAGTTTCTTTGCTCCTGTATCATCCTCATCATTCGCAGTATTTGATAGTTCTTACAAATACATGTATGATAGATTTGGAGATACCTTCAGATATGTTCCAATGAATGGAGACATTGCTGGATTATGTGCAAGAAACGATATTAACAAC